AGAAGTTGTTAAAATTGAAGATGGTGAGTTTGCTAATATTGAGGTTAGAGCGTTCTTAGTTTAACCCTCCCCGTATATATCTTTTTCTTCCTTACAATTTTCTTGGATTAACAATTCAAGATACTTGTGTATTTTGTATCCCCTCTTGTTACAATAATCCTTTAGTAGTTTGTGTGTTGACTGTGATATTTTGATGTTTTTGATAGGTTCCATAACAAAGATAAAAAAAGCAGAAAAATAGGCGCTTTTCTAATAAATATGGATAATAGCATAAATCCTTTTGAAAAAAACTGAATATTTATACTATAAATAAAATTCTGTAACACGCAATTTAAATGGCAACATCAAACAAAGTATTTGTTTCTCCAGGTGTTTATACTTCTGAAAGAGACTTGAGTTTTGTGGCACAAAGCGTGGGTGTAACAACCCTAGGTATTGTAGGGGAAACTTTCCAAGGACCCGCTTTTGAACCAATATTCATAACCAACTTCGATGAGTTCACCGCGGTTTTTGGAGGAACGTCTCCACAAAAATTTGTGAACACTCAAATCCCAAAATACGAAGCAGCCTACATCGCTAAGGCTTACCTTCAGCAATCTAATCAACTATTCGTAACCCGTGTCTTGGGACTATCGGGGTATGATGCTGGTCCTTCTTGGACAATATCAACAATCGGTAACTTAGACCCATCAACTGTGGTTGAAACTGGTACTCAAGGACCGTTTGAAGTTTACTTCACTGGTACTACTGAGGCTATCACTGCTTTGGATATAACAGGACTACCTCAATTTGTGGAAGATGATTGGTATAATCCTTATACTCAATATAATGGAAACCAATCTTCAATCTACGCAGACTTTAGTACGTCAGCCTTGGCGGAAATTAGTTTCTTTGATACTTCATCGGCACAATCTGGAACCACTGCTTACTTGTGGGGAGCACTTGCAAGTGCTGACTTCTCAACATTGACAGGTGGTTCTATTAATACCGTCACTGGTGTAACTGAATACTTTGATGTTGATAACTACATTTTTGAAGATATGACATTATCGGCAAACACTAATGATGTTTGGTGGTATGGTACTTTTGATTATTTGACCGGTTCTCCAAGTTCTTACTCAGGTTACAGTATCGGTGCAGTTATTCCTACTTCTAGTCCAATCGTTAGTCTTGGTGGTGATTCGTTTTCGGGTACTATGGAAGTGTACTTGAATACTTTCACAGGTGAAACTTATCCAACTTACGACAACGTAGTTGTTGCGACATTGCGTTCAAGAGGTATTAACACTAATACAAGTGGTGGTCCTGTTTACACTGTGTCTGCAACTACACAAGTTACTATGATTGGTACAGGTACCTACAGTGGTATTTCTCAGAATCCATTCTCTACGTTTGTTATCTCAGGTAATACTGTTGATGGTGATGCGTTTAGTTTTGAAACTTCAATGAATTTGGCGGATAGTAACTACCTTACTAAAGTATTTGGTGGTTCTAACTTCGGTAAACCAAGAACAGAGGTTCCTTTGTTTGTTGAAGAAGTATTCAACTCTCTGTTAGTTGACGGATACAACCAAGGACAGATTCGTGGTTTATCTGGAAATGTTTTGGGACTTGGTGAGGCTCGTGGATTTACAGATTCATCATCAATTGCTTACTACCTACAGCAATACCAAACTCCTGAGACTCCTTACTTGGTGTCTGAACTTCGTGGTAATATCGTTTACAGATTGTTCAAGTTTCTCTTGGTGTCAGACGGAAACTCAGCAAACGCACAAGTTAAGATTTCAATCGCAAACATTTCTTTCGGAAATGGAACATTTGATGTTATTGTTCGTGACTTCTTCGATACCGACCAAAACCCTGTAGTTATTGAGAAGTTCACTAACTGTACTTTGAATCCGGGTTCTAATGGTTACGTAGCTAAGAAAATTGGTACTGCAAATGGTGAATTCTTACTTCAATCAAAATACATTATGGTTGAAATGGATGAGGAAGCTCCTGTAGATGCACTACCTTGTGGTTTTGAAGGTTACAGAATGAGAGAATATGCTGGTCTTACACCTCCATTCCCTGTATACAAAACACAATACTATACACCTGGTCAAATTATTGCAAACCCACCTTTTGGTACTCCACTTGGTACGGACAATGCAATCAGAAGTTCGGGTGATAAAGTTAGAAGAGCTTACTTAGGTATTTCTACTTCAGTAGGAATTGACCCATCTTTCTATGATTACAAAGGTCAGCAAATCATTAACTCGACACCAACAACTCAACCTTGGCCATACTTGACCAAAGGTTTCCATATGGACTCAGGAGCGACAGTTGTTACTATTCAAGGTGCATATGTTAACTCAGGTGAAACTGCTTTTGATTGTGGTGTCGCATCATTCCAAGCAGACCCATCAAATCAGTCAAACCCTTACTACTTCTTGTACTCAAGAAAGTTCACTTTGTTGGCTCAGAGTGGTTTTGACGGTTGGGATATCTATCGTGAGTTCCGTTCAAACGGTGATTCGTTCACTTTAGGTAATACTGGTTACTTAATAAATGCACAATACAGTCCTTCTTATCCTGATGCAACAGGATGGGGAGCGTTCAAGCAGATTACAGGACCAGACCAACAGGATTGGGCTAACTCAGATTTCTACGCATACCTATGGGGTCAACAGACTTTTGCTAACCCTGAAGCGGTAGACATCAATGTATTTGTTACACCAGGTATTGATTATATTAATAACTCTAACTTGGTTGAAAACGCGATTGATATTGTAGAACAAGACAGAGCAGATTCTATCTACATCTTTACAGCACCTGACTACAATATGTTTGTACCTAACACAAACAACTTTGATGGTGACTTTATTTACCCTCAAGAAGAAGTCGACAGTCTAGAGGAGTCAGGAATTGATTCTAACTATTCAGCTACTTACTACCCTTGGATTTTGGTAAGAGATGGTGTTAATAACACTCAAATCTACATTCCACCAACATCTGAAGTGGTTAGAAACTTAGCGTTGACTGACAACATCGCATTCCCTTGGTTTGCAACTGCGGGTTACACGAGAGGTTTGGTAAATGCAGTTAAGGCACGTAAGAAACTTACTCAAGAAGATAGAGATACTCTATATGTTGGTAGAATTAACCCAATCGCGACCTTCTCTGATGTGGGTACAGTGATTTGGGGTAACAAGACAACTCAAATTAGAGAATCTGCACTTGACAGAATTAACGTTAGAAGATTACTTCTACAGGCTCGTAAGTTGATTTCAGCGGTAGCGGTAAGACTTCTATTCGAACAAAACGATGACAAGGTTCGTCAAGAATTCCTTGACTCAGTGAACCCAATTTTGGATTCAATCAGAAGAGACAGAGGGTTAATTGATTTCCGTGTTGTAGTTCAAAGTACACCAGAAGATTTGGATAATAACCAACTTGTTGGTAAGATTTATCTGAAACCAACGAGAGCTCTTGAATTCATTGATATTGAATTCTTGATTACTCCAACAGGTGCTTCATTTGAAGACGTGTGATAATAAACAATTTAAGGTGGTCAAATTTGACCACCTTTTAGCCTTTTTAATATTTATTAGTATGGAATTTAATAAAAAAACTTTATTGGAGTCTTTAAGTCAAGATTCTAATGGTGTAAAAACATTTTCTGAGAAACCACAAAACATTGTTATTAGTGAAGCTCAGTTAGAAAGATTAATTGATAAATTGTCTTTTAATAAATAAAAATGTCTTTACGAAAAACAGTACGTAGTGTTCTTTTTGAACGTTATTTGTCTGAGGGCTTTACCGATGAGGGAACACCCGATATGAAGTATTATGCTTTCGATTGGGATGATAACATTGTTACAATGCCCACTCAAATAGTTTTAATGACAGATAAAGAAGAAGAAATCGGAATGTCCACCGAGGATTTTGCTGAACATAGAACACAAATAGGAAAGGAACCGTTTGAGTATAAAGGAAAATCTATAATTGGTTACGCACCCAATCCTTACAGAAATTTCACAGTGGAAGGTGATGACAAATTTTTAATTGATGCTTTATTAGCAAAGTTAGGTCCCTCTTGGGATGATTTCCGTGAAGCTATCAATGGAGGTTCTATATTTGCGATAATTACCGCACGTGGTCATAGTCCTGAAATTTTAAAAGAGGCTGTTTACAATTACATCATAAACGGTTTTGGTGGTATAAATAAAGACGAACTAATTAGTAATCTAAAAAAATATCGTGATTTTGCTGAAGAGGAGTCTGTATCTGACGATGAAATGATAAGACAATATTTGGACTTATTAAAATTTCACCCCGTAACATTTGGGGAGGGTAGTGCTTCGAACCCTGAGGAAGGAAAAATCAAAGCTCTCCGAACCTTTATAGATTATGTGAAAAGTATTTCCAGTCAGTTAAATAAAAGAGCTTTTTTTAAAAATGACGTAAAGAATAATTTTGTTCCTCAAATTG